AACTAGGTATTCCACTCTATATTTATACAGTGGAATGGCTACGACGTGAGACGACGGATCGTGCGTTTTATGAAGAAATGACCCGCTCACTTCGGTTCGGTATGTATAAAGCACTGGAACGACCGGTGTTTCTCGGTCATATCCAGGAAGATGCTATAGAAAATATATGGACAAACTTCGCACACGGAACACATCTCAACGATTTAATGAAGTTCCACGAAACAACTATTGAGAATGACGTTCAAATATGCCGTCCCTGGCTGCGTATCCGAAAGTCGCTCATTTACGAAACTGCGACCGCTCTAGCGATTCCTTATCTCAAAAATACGACGCCGACGTGGTCAAACCGTGGTAAGTTCCGAAACAATTTCTATGCGGCTACGCACGCCCAGTACGGGGAATACGTAGATGAGAAAGTGTTAGAAGTAGCAGAACGTATTCACAAGCAGTCAACACTTCTAGAACGTCTGTTGTTTGAACCCATACGCAATAGTTGGGATCCGATTCATCGTCGTGTAAATATATCACAAGCAGCCTATTTAGAATTGGACGGTGAAGGCTGGTTACGTATTCTTACAGATATCGCTCATAGACGTCTTCATATTGGGAAGCCGACGTTTGCGGCCGCCCAAAATTTCGCAGAACGTATTTGCCGCTGCGTAGAAAATGGCCAGATTATTACAATACGTAAAGACTTTGTTGTACGCATTTGTAAAATTGCCAAGGAGATTTGGCTCGTAGTTAAATAACCATCTCTTTCTTTTTTGATATCCACGTATAGAATGGCACAACAAGTAGCACTACCACGTTTACCTCCAGGTATGCGAAACGCCAACAGTCGGTGTTATCGTGTGACTCAGCAAGGTGAAGACCAGGGTCGGTTCGGCCTTGGTGATCCGATTGAAGGCTGGGGATTTATCAACCTGCGGTTACGGAATCCGGCGAACGCTGTGATATATGTAAAAAATCTACCCGTTGCGGACGTTCAAGAGGTGGATTCCGCAAATTGTGTAGGAATTCCGTTGGGTCATATGTGGGGAGGCCGTAAAACATACAAAAAAAATAAAAAGAGAGTCTCACGAACCCGGCGGTTACGACGAGCACATTAAGCACTCCTTCTCCTCTTCTTTGACAACCGCCACGGTAGGCTCCACTGTGAACTTCTGTGCGGACGCCGCCGCACGTGTCCGTAGATAATAGATGCCCGTCTTCAACCCACGCCGCCACGCATAGAAATGCATCGACGTGAGTTTACGATAATCCGGATCGCTCAAGAAGAGATTGAGAGACTGCGACTGGCAAATGTAGGGACCACGATCCGCCGCCATATCAATGAGTGCCTTCTGTTTGATTTCCCAAACGGTTCGGAATACAGCTTGAATATCAGCGGGAATCTCAGCAAGTCCAGCGACTGAGCCATTGTTGCGAATAATTGCATCCTTTATTTCAGTTGTCCAGAGACCACGGGCGAGCAACGCACGGACGAGGTGTTTATTGATGACGATAAATTCACCGGCCAGGGTGCGACGGGTAAATATATGGGTCGCATAGGGTTCGATACATTCACAGTTGCCCAGGATTTGACTAGTGGAGGCGGTTGGCATCGGAGCCACAAGAAGAGAATTTCGCAAGCCGATGCGGCCAATATCGTAGCCCAGTCTATCCCAGTCGAGCCCGTCATCTTGAAGTGGCGAAACATTCCATAAATCAAATTGGAACTTGCCCTCAGAAGCGGGACTACCTCGGTAAGTATCGTATACACCCTCCACCGCAGCCAACGCACAGGACGAATCCAGAGCCGCATAATACATATGAGCAAAGATACGCTTGTTCAGCACCGCCGCCTCCTCCGACTCCCATGCGAGTCCAAGCATCGCAAAGACATCGGAGAGCCCCTGTACACCGAGGCCAATCGGACGATGCCGCAAGTTCGAACGTGCAGCAGAAGGAATCGGATAATAGTTAATATCAATCACACGGTTGAGATTCCGAACCACAGTATAAACTACAGAACGGAATTGTGAGAAGTTAAAGATACCGTTGGAGACAAAGGCGGGCAGACTGACCGAAGCAAGATTACAGACCGCTGTTTCCGTCGGTGACGAATACTCAATGATTTCGCAGCAAAGATTGGACGACTTAATCACACCGAGATTCTGTTGGTTGGATTTGAGATTTGCTGCGTCCTTGTACAGTAGATAGGGTGTTCCCGTCTCAATTTGTGAATCCAGAATTTGAAACCAGAGTTTCTGGGCTTTGACCGTCTTGCGACCACGTCCCTCACGCTCATAGCGTTCGTAGAGTTCTTTAAAATCATTGCCGACCACATCTGCCAGACCTGGTGCTTCATTGGGACAGAACAGTGTCCATTCTGCGTTGCTGTCTACACGCTCCATAAATAGATCCGGTACCCATAGTGCGTAGAAAAGATCACGGGCACGCTCTTCCTCAGAACCTGTATTCTTTTTCATTTCTAAGAAGTTCTCTACATCGGCGTGCCATGGCTCCAAATACATTGCAAAGGAACCATTGCGTTTACCACCTCCCTGGTCGACATAGCGAGCCGTATTGTTGTATACACGAAGCATGGGGACAATACCGTTGCTAATGCCGCCCGTGCCCTTAATGAGCGATCCCTGAGCACGAATATTGCTGATATGGAGACCAATACCGCCGCCATACTGACTAATCAACGCACAATCTTGGAGGGTGTCGTAGATTCCACGAATAGAATCATCCTTCATCGCAAGCAAGAAACACGAACTCAATTGCGGACGCTTGGTGCCGGCGTTGAAGAGCGTTGGCGTAGCGTGTGTATAGAACTTTTGCGACATTAAATCGTAGGTCTCAAACGCCTTGGGAAGATCGTTCATCCAGAGACCGAGTGCAACACGCATCCAAAGATGTTGAGGACGTTCTACGATAACACGATCTGTATCACGAAGAAGATAGGCTTTTTCAAGTGTTTTAAATCCGAAATAATCTAGCAGAAAGTCACGGCTGTACTGAATACGGGCTTCAATCGCATCCGCATTCGCACGAACAACTTTCACTAATTCGGGTGAAAGCAGCGAAGCCGGTGTGCCGTTACGGTCTTTAACAGAGTCCAGACGTTCTACTACGTCAATGAACCGTGCGGACGTATTCTTTTGGTGATTACTAATCGCAATTTGCGCCGCCAAATCGGCGTAGTCCGGATGAACTGTTGACGATGAATACGCAAGATTCGCAGTAATCGTATCCAATTCCGTGGTGGTAATACCGTCCACAATACGGGTTAGAACGCCTTGGGCGACTTTTACAATATTGACGGAAAGTCCGGTCGCTGCTTTCGCAATACGTTCCTGTACCTTCACAAACGCCACCTCCGCTCTCCGACCGTCACGCTTGGTTACATACATGTTCTGTTCCATTCCTGTAAGATAATCGCCCGCTTTTAAACGCAGGTCACCGTCAATTTTTTAAGGTCATATAAGTAAGGATGTTAGTGTATATAACACTCGGATTCGCTGCGTTTGCTATAGCCATAGTTGTTATGGCGTTTTATGAATTTTACGAGAAACAGCGTCGTGAATCATTTGAGAATATGCCGCACGATATATTCCGTGCGAAAGTAATACCAGGCGGCAATGAGGAAGCAACCCGTATGAGTCCAGGTGCGGCCTTACATGGCGAACGTCTGCTCGCAGACGGCACGGTTCCACCGATGTCTACTACCGAATCCTTAACGAATTGGAGTAAAACTACGTCCGAAGCGTGCTATCGGGAAGATATCGGTGAAAGTCTAAAAAAGACCCGGAACTTCTTACAACGTACGAATAACTATTCCCGAACTCACCCCGATTCCTGTTCCGCACCGTCACACGAATTTGTCGGTACATTTTACACACCGTCGAACGGTGTAGGAAATATGCCGCATAGCGGCACGCATATGCCGCCCTCCACAGCATACTGCGCAAAGGATGCGAATATCCCCTTTTGAACTACATTTTAGAGTAATATGGCAGAACCTCCAACATATTACTTATTAAGATATTGCGAGGGTGGCCGTGGATTTACCGCTTACGCCCACCGTTCTAACATTTTTAATATTCATAATTTCCACGAATATCGTATAGTACGATACTATCCATATCCGGCAGTAGATCTTACTCCACGCCTTGCCATACTCCAGGATCGCTGGCGTTTACGTCGTTCTCTCCGTCACTGGTGTATGCAACCACAGCGTCTTTTGTATCGGTCTCTTTATGGTCGTTATCCTCCTCTTCCGCATCATCTTCGTCCCGTTGCGAACACTCTGTACTCGTATCGACGAAAAGTGCTTGAGGCTTAAATCGTCCTGATGTACGAGCATCTTCCACTTCCTTCCAAAACTCGACGTAGGCGGGATATCCGACCGCATCCCACCAGCGACGATTGCGAAGTACGGTTTTATTAAACCAATCTCGCACAAACCAATAACTTGTCTCGTGTATAATTACGGGTTTCGCAGGTGACCAGGCTACGCAATCACGCAGTCCGTCATGTGTATTGGGAAAGAGAGGACTGTAGATGTATTCATAATCTTCAGGTAAAACATCCGTGCTAGCCGCAGCAACAATAATTTTACCAATCCACGGAATTTTTGAAGCGGATAGAACCGCAAAATCCATTTCCGTAGGAATAAACGCCTCACATCGGCATTCCACATATTCCACGGCTTCTACGTCGCAAACTTCGGCTTGTAGTTGCATTTGACAGTAGTAGTCGAGCGGAATTTCGCCGTTTAGGTCACGGCTAATGGGCGATTTGATTTCTACAAGTCTTCCGCACCGGGGCCCCGTTGTAATGAGACCATCAGGACTGGCCGCAAGTCGCGGTAGACTTGGATGCCGAATTCGTCCTAGGCCATCGTATACACTACCTTCAGCGATATGACGTTCGAATAAATCACGTACTACAGGCTCAAATCGCCAGCCCCATCTGAGTGCGGACAAGGTTCCGCCTTCGGACGTTAGAAAGACAGTCTGTGAATGTTTTGGTTCCAGCGTCTCGTCTACGCAGACGATTTGACCGCACTTTTTGGAGACAACCAACGCACGTTTTGCCGGCGTGCTATAACAGATCGCACCGAACTCGTGACCTGTTAAGAGCTCACGACTCTCACTATGCCAAGACGCAGATTTTTGTGTTGTCTGCGGTAGATTCATAAGACGAGAGACAGAAGAGATGTTAGGAGTTAAAGATTGAATATGGAGCGTTCGCTGTAGTAGAAAATATTCATAATACAGAGCCCGTAGGATAATTAGGACGTCGTTGCGGGCACGAGACGATTTAAAGCCGTACTCAAGAAAACAGCTGGTCGCATCGTTCATCTCGTCGTTCATCCACGTCGATAAGTCCCATTCATCCATTAGAATAGGTTTATTATCCTCCAACCAATCATTCAACCATTCTGTACATGTAGTGAAGACCATCTCTATATTGTCATTCATTTTTATTTACTTCTTCTGTACGTTTCTTTGTAGCACGTTGTACGTCAATTTTGAATTGTATATCGTCTCCTTCAGTGACTTTTCGTAGTCCACGGATCGCAATAATTTTTCCATTTTCATACTGTATCTGTTGCTTCGTATTCAATACTTTTGCGTCATTCGCTTTTACTAGCATTTTGTTAAGAATATCCTTTTCTTCCGCAGTGTAACCCGGTTGTTCCTCCGCAAATACACGAAGTTTTTGGAGACGAATACCACGTTCGAGACGTAGCCAAGGTTTTGTGTTGGAAGATGCAGAGGATTCGGCTTCAAAAAAGTTGGTAAGATTCTTTTCAAAGGAACTGTTCTCTGGCAAGGATGCTACAGGCGGTGCTGCGGTAGTCGCATCAACTGTCTGACTATTTGTAGCAGCATGTAAGGGCGAAATAGCACGTTTTGTATTACGACGAGTTGTAGTCTTCGCACGAAACATTTCTTTCACGTTATGTATTTAAATAGCACATAGCCTTAGACCAAGGGGGGCAGAGCCCCCCAGTTAAGGGTCGAAGACCCCTGCGTGTCATATTCATTCTAAATTCAGTATCTAACGTTAGAATGGATCCTATTTCCCAGCGTTGGGATGCCTACGAAAAAGAACGCAGATTCGGAAATCCGGTTCTTCACGACCCAACCGTTATAACTCCCGTTGCCGGCGGAGTTCGCATTCGTCGTGAATATGGTGCTCGAGACGGTATTAATTCACGAGCATGGGATTATTTTCATGCTACACCTCCGACGGAGGTTTCCAGTCATAATTTGACAAAGGATACACGGAATCCGAAATATATGGATATGAATCCGATATGTTCTAGAACCAATACAGTCAATTATAGAAATCAACCCGAATATTTATCGCAGAATTCTACGGCTCCAAATACATTTTCCACAAATCCCTATACTCAACGTTTGGATGCGGGTGGTTCGGATGCGCGGAATATGATTCGAGAACTCCGTTCCGCTGTTACAGAAGACAATCGTGAAACTGCTGTTGAAACGGATCGCTTGCTCGCCCAACGGCAGTTTTACGATCGCTGGCTTCCCGCAGCGGCTGCTGCGGACGCAGCCTCGCTACAAGCCTATGAACTCTTGCGTCCAAAACAGGATGATTGGCGAAATGCTGGAAAAAATTGAACCATATTTACAATGAATGACCGTTAGTCGTGTTTTCTATTGTTCTCTTTCCTATTAATCTTTCTATTCCTTTCTTATAATATGCCGTTCGTTTTCCAGGAGGATTCTCTTACATTGAATAAGTTTCTTGATGCAGCTGAGGTATTTATACAGTCATTCCGTGATTCACGGCGTTACAGACGTGCAGCACGTGTTATTGTGCGGCTTCTGTCCGAGAATCGTGACCTACATTATCAGTCACCGGATCATCCCTTCAATCGGTTCGGTGACTGGGAACGCACCCGCCGCCAGAATATCCAGCGGCTTTCTGATGCGGTTATGGAGGAAATTCAGGACACAAACACACGCTCGATTGTGCGAAGTTTCTTCAGTATCAATGGGTCGTGCCGAGAGGATTTTGATGTTCTCTTTGATGCGTTTCTGGACTTTGTCGACGAGAGTCTGGATGACGGTGGTGCGAACGACAACGACAACAATGATGTAGGAAGTCAAGGAAATCCTATCATTATCGAATAGCCAATGAAGCCACTCCTTATGCGATAAAATACCTTATAAAACCATTTTTCAATGATACAGCCTAGTTGGAAAAAATTGAGAGGCATACATGAGATTATAGGATGTTGTGGGTTCTTTGTTCTAGCGTTCTTTCCTTTCTAGCTTTCTTTTCTTTCTTGTAACTATGGAGTCTTCGATTCGCAACACAGATGATGTTCTGAAAGCGAAGCGTATAGCAATACCGTTACAGACGATATGGCGGCAGAAACAGCGACGTTGTTACGGATGTAATGGAGTTCTTAAAGTCGCATCCAATACGTGTGAGACATGCTATGAGGAATGGTTGAACACATTCGGAACCACGTTTAATAAAGATAATGTAGAATGGGAGACGTTTATAATGTCATGTATTCGCAAGAATGTGAATATTCTTTAGGAACCACGTTTAATAAAGGTAATGTCGAATGAGAATGTTTTTTTTACGACTTGTAATAATTTTTGACAAAAATTGACGGGCTTTTTTGGTGAACATACAGTCCTTGGTTTCCTTCGATTTATTTTCCCTTCTCCTTTGTTTAAAGCAAACTTACCTTTCTTATTTTATAATCATGTCTTCTACCCTTGTTGAATCACTTACGCCTCCTTACAGCCCCGTTTCCATCACGGAGGCCGTCTCGGATGCCGCGCCGGCCTCCGTGCTCAAGGAATACAAGAGTTTCGACGATATGGGTCTCGATGAGAACATTCTTCGTGGTGTCTATTCGGTCGGCTTTGAAAAGCCGAGTCCGATTCAGGAGAAGGCCATTGTGCCTATGATGGGCGGTCGCGATCTGCTCGCCCAGGCTCAGTCAGGCACGGGCAAGACCGGTACCTTCGTTATCGGCGGTTTGAGCCGTATTGACTTCGCCAAGAACGAGGTACAGATGGTCGTTATCTCACCGACGCGTGAACTCGCAGAGCAGACTGCGAATGTTGCCCGTGGTATTGGTGCATACAACAAGATTCGTGTTCATACCGCAACGGGTGGTCCCCCTGTTATGACGGATATCGATATCCTGTCGCAGGGCAGGGGGCGCGAGCCGCATGTGCCGCACGTCCTCGTCGTTACGCCAGGTCGTTTCTACGATCTGCTCAATCGCAAAACGGTGAGCCCTAATACAATTCGCGTGC